CCTGCCATACCCTTGATCTGCTCCAGCAAAACCTTCGTGTAGCCCATTTCGAGCCACTGCGAGTAAGTCACATCACTCATCACATCCCCCAGTAAAAGAGCGCCCATTCTAGGCGCTCTTACTCATTTTTGCTGATAGTTTTACTCAATCACATGCACGGTGGCGCGTCGGTTTCGCTCATCCTGCGGTGACACGGGCTCGGTGCTGCCACGGTACTCAATGCGCATCATCTCGGGGCGCACGCCGGCCGCCAGGAGGAATGCGCTCACGGACTCGGCGCGGCGGCGCGACAGGTCGACGTTGTAGGCAGCGCCGCCCTTGCGGTCAGCGTGGCCGATGGTCAGTACCAGCTTGGCGGCTGGCGTGGCCTGCACGTACCGAGCCGCGACGTCCAGGGCTGTGCGGGCGTTCGCGTCGAGCGTGGCCTTGTCGAACGGGAACAGGACGGTCACTTCGAACGGCTGGCGCTGCGCCGCGGCGGGTGGCGCTGGCGGCGCAGGCGCCGGTGCCGGCGGCAACGGGTGCACCTCCACCACCGGCTGCGCCACGGGCGCCGGCCCGGCCGACGTCGGCGGCAGCGCCTCGATGGGCACAGGCGCTGGCGCCGCCTTCGGCTTGAAGCACTCGTCCGGCCCCAGGTCGACCGCGCCTGGGTGTGGCGCCACCTCGATGCCGTATGCCGCGCGCAGGTAATGCGCTTGCACGCGCGCCGCGGCGCCGAACTGGCACAGCCGCACCAGCATGTCGATGTCAGCCGCAGCCTGACAGCCGAGCGACACCTCGCGGTCAGGCACGGACCACGAAACCAAGTTGAACAGCAGCGCGGCCGACTTGACGCCGGCATTCGTGCACTTGGCCGCCACAACCATGCCCGGGGCCACCGGTGCCGGGAACACCCACGTCTGCGCGCTCGACTGCGACTGCACGCCGGTGCTCACGCCGGCATTGCTCGCCGCCGCGTCCGCTTGCTGCGTCGCGCTGGACTGCGCCCAGGATGCCGCCGAAGCGACACCCAGGCAGATCACTGCAAGGATGCGCTTCATGGATCAGTCCTCGCCGTGGGTACGAACGGCCACGCCAGCGACGGCGTTTGCCACAGCCGAGGCCATGGACGTGCCGGTGCCGGCCGCCAGGGGCGTGCCGTCGACGGTTACACCGCCCTTGCCCGCCAGGGCGTCAGCCGTGTAGGTCACCCGCGCAGACCCAGGCACCGCACTGGCTGTGTAGTTGCCCGTGGCCTGCCCGCTGGCGGTAATGCCCTGGTTGTCGCCGGCAGCGATGCTGTAGCCGGCTTGCCCTACACCGCTCCCGCCGACTGCGCGCGTGCCGCTGGCAATGGTGGCGCGGGAGTCGCCGAGCGATGTGGCTTGCCCAGTGGCGCCGCCGGTCGACTGGTTCCACGCGATGCCGCTGCTCGACACGTCGAACGAGCCGGCGCCAGGGGTGGCGCTGTATGTGGCGCGGCCCTCGCCGCTGGCGAAGCTGTACGAGCTGCCCATCTGGCCCGGCGCGGTGCGCGCGACGGCGGTTGCCGTGCCGCTGGTGCTGCCCGAGGCCGTGCCGCTGGTGCGGTACTCGCCAGAGCCGCCAGCGGCGGCAGCGAACGAAATGCCGCACAGGGCGGCGGCCAGGAGGTGTTTGATCTGCGTCATGACATTAGCGCCGAAGCGCGGTAGTTGATGACGCAAATTTAATTTATCAGGCCGGGCTTGTGACCCGCCTAGGCGCGGGGGTAGGCAACGGCGCCACGGGGCGCTGAGGAGGATGCACGTTACAAACGACAACGCCACCCGGGGGTGGCGCTGAAGTCTGCGGCGACCTTGTGGCGCGAGACCGCCGCAGATCGGCTATTCGCGTCAGCCGGTTTCCCGGCCAGTGGGGGATGATGACGACTCTAGGCCGATTACCCACCGCTTGTTGATTGTGCCGCTTACGTAGACTGCGGCGATGCACTCCGGCCGTAGGCCCAGCGGCATCCGTTACAACGGCTGTTGACGACCGATCCCATGAGGCAGGGTGCTTACCGCGGGCGCGCACGGGGTGTGCGGCTCGATGCGCAGAGGCCAAGACTGCGCCGGCCATCATCGCAGCAGGCGCTCACCCGCTGTGATGATGGTCAGTGGTGGATTGCCAGGGAGTCGAACCCCGTTGCCCCTAGGGGCTACAGATTTACAGTCTGCTGCAGTCGCCAGTGCTGCTCGCAATCCGGTGGCCCCGGGCCCTTCCCCCGGGTGGTTTGTCAGGCACTACCCCTGCGCGCCCCGGGCTGCCCCAGGTGTTGACGACTTAACGGTCCGCCTCACGGTGGCGCTTATCTCGCGCGCCTCAGCTCGCCCACAGAAAGCCTGTTTTGATTCCCATCGCGCTGTGGGCCGCGGTCCGGAATTTGGTGATGGTCGGTGAAGACTGAGACCCGAGTCGCAGGGGCGGTGATGATCCGCGTATCGTCTTCCGGCGTCGTCCAGCAGACGCCTTCCCTCGTCGGTCTATGTGCGCATTTCTGCGTGCAACCATCACAGATGCCCCAGGCTTGGGACTGTTTGTCGCGCAGTTGCCGGGCTTTCCGGCTGGCGCATCTGTGATAGCTGACGGCCCCACACTCGCATAAGGCAGCGTGTCTCGTGTATCTCCCCATCGCTGGGAACTCCAAGGGGCCAAGCCTTGGATGTGGGGCCATCAAGTCAACGGGCATACGCCGGCTGACTTGATGGCCCGGCGGGTGCCGGGCGCTTTGCTCACCATCGGTGGTCAAACGTATCGATGCGCTGGATCATCGGTTCGTAGACGGTAGCCGCGCGCTTGTCGCGCTCAGCGAAGCACCAGAGCCATGCAATGCATCCGCAGATGCTGCACCACACATCGCCGCGCCCATGGATGGGTAGCCAGAAGGCCAGCACAGACACCACGACTGCTACTGCGAGGCTGACCCACAGTGAAACCGGCAGATTGAACCTGTGCCGCGAAGTGCGAATGATCATGGCTCGCTCGCTGCCTGCTCAGGCCGCCGACGTGATCTGCGCAGCACGCAGCTTCAGGATCGTACCGTCGTCGTGCTTGACAGCGTAGAACGCGCCGCGCGCACCGTTGCTGATGCTGTCGATGACGCCCGAACCGGTGCGGCCGGTGTGCAGCTTGTAGGTGACCTTTTGGCCGATGGTGAAAGTGGTTGCCATGTGAGTTGCTGGTGAGTTGAGGTTTAGCAGAGACACTACTCTAACCTCTTTCAACCAGGCCGATCGGCTTTTTCTTCGCTCGACTGGCTCTGCACGTACTGGCCGATCCACTTTTGCACGTCGTCCGGCGCGTCTTTCAGCAGCCCGGCCAGGAACTCGCGCAGCTCGTCTGACGGGCTGGCCGGCTCACCAGGGCCAGCGGTCGGCGCCTCTTTGCCTTCCCACCGGTGCGTGATAGCCTTGTGCGGCACCTGATGGCTGGCGCCAGCGCCGTCCTTCACGGTCACGCCATCCCGGCCCGCCGCCTGCACCTCGCCGCGGCCGGCGTGCTCGCCGTGCTGGAACGCCACGTGATGGCCCTTGCTTGCCGGCGCCTTGCCCGCCTCGGTCCAGCCGCCTTGCTCGTTCTCGGGCTGCTTCAGCGCCTTTGCGAACACCAGCAGCCTGGCGCCGCCACCATGTGATTTCACCACCATCCGCTCCTCGCGTGCCTCGGGAGGCACTGCCACGAAATGCCGCCGGCCGAGCTGGTCGCGCACCACCATTCCATCCTCGCCCTCGTCCTCGACCTGCATGTTGATGGCCGTGCGCCGCTTGTGCCCGTGCACCTTGTCCCACTTCACGCGGTGCTGCTTGCCGCCGACGTCGACGGTCAGACCGTGCTGCCCGTGCGCCAGGACTTTCGCGGTCACGGGCCCGTCCGGGTGCTTGAGCCACACCTCGTCGCCAGGCGCGCAGCCGGGGATCGGCTGGGCCTGCTGCTGCGCGGCGGTCTTCACTCGTTGATCCCGTAGATCGGCAGCGCCGGCAGGCCGAATGCCTTGGCGACGGTGTCGGCGTCCTGCGGCTGCTCGGCAGGCGCGGCCTGCTCGGGCTGGTCAGGCTTCGGCTGCCCGAAGTCGCCGGCCTGCGGTTGGCCGAAGTCCTGGCCGTCCTCGTCGCCCTGCTGCTCGGCGCCAGGCTGCGGCGCCCCTGGCTGGCCGTAGTCCTCCTGCCCCTGCTGCTGGCTCATCTGCCAGGCCGACTGCAGTGACGGGTTGATCGGCGAGTCGCCCCATGGGTCATCGATCGACTCCATGTTGTCGAGCGCGCGCATCTCGTTGACGGTCATCACCAGCTTCTGGCGCTCGAAAATCTGCTCGGGCGCCTCGTCGTCCAGGCCGGTCCAGCGGAAGACGTACTCGTCGCCCCACTCGCTCACCACGTAGTCGGTGAACAGGCTTTCGTAGTAGCTCAGGATCGGCCGCAGGCCCTTGTCGGTGCTGTGGGCGATCTTCTCCTCGGTGTCGCTGCCGCTGAGGCTCGACGTGCCGGCAGTGAACGCTTCGAAGTTGATCTCGGTCGGGTCGATGGCGTAGATTGCGCACGCCAGGCTCGCCAGGAAGGTCATCCACTTGGCGAACATGATTTCGTTCTGCTCGGCGCCGAAGTTCTCGAAGGCAGCCTTCGACTCCTGATCCTTGCTCACCATCACCGGCAGCGTCCAGGCGTTGTTCACGCCCTTCACCATGGCGTTCCATTGCCTCTTGAAGGCGTTGATGTCCTGCTCGCTGTAGTTGCCGGTCAGGTGCAGCATCCCCTTGGGGATCTTGTTGTTGTCGAAGTACCCCGTGTTGTAGGTGAAGGCGTTCAGGAAGCCCGTCACCACCTTGATGAGGATCTCCGTCTCGCTCAGCCCGTAGCCGCCAGCAGTGACGTCGGCGCGCAGGTTTCGCGGCACATAGATCAGGTCGTCGTAGGTGTACGCGCTGCGCACCTGCCCCTGCACCACCTGCAGCGCGAAAATCTCGTCGTCGCCGTCGTAGCCCTGCTCTGTGCACAGGCGAATGGTGCTGCCGTCGACGGCATAGATGCCGTCGAGTCCCAGGCGCTTGTCGCGCTTCCATTCGGTCTCGATCGGCATGCTGTCGAGCGTCAGGGTCTCGCGCAGGGATTTCGTCATGAATCCCGCAAAGCTGTCGCGCCGCAGCCGCATGCGCTGACGCGCCTTGCGCTCCCAGCCGCAATTCTGGAAGAAGTCCTGCATCAGACCGATGGCTGCCTGCTGGCTGCTGTCGGGGTTGGCCTTGGGGTCTTTCAGCGCGATGCGAAAGCCCTCCCCGCGGCCCACCACGTTCTGAC